CATGAAAACTACATTCATGTTGCTGGATTTAAAGAACTTTTATGCCTTTTGTGTTCTTGTCCTTCATCCAGCGGCGGTCCCCCAGCTTATGGGGGAGTTGGCAATGTTTGCCAACCCACTTATCGAAATATTTTATTTAACCTTTTACTTTGTATTGTTCAAAATATTTTTTCTCGCTTATAACCATTATTGGTAAGTGGAAGACGCTTTAGATGTGAAAGTCACTTGCTCGTAAGCCCATCTGATGGTTTCAGATCTGGCCCAAGAGCAAGGTGAGTCAACCATGTCTTAGACAACCAAATGGACATGTTAAACAACCACCATTGTAAAATACCTCATTTCTTACCACCCAGAATATCAACATTAGAACACCATCCAAAACGGTACTCGGATGGAGTAGTCTTTCCTGTAGCTAACCACTACGTGCGAGCTTAAGTACTCCATTTTGAGAGGGGCCAACCACCCTGCGTTCTTCTGGTTCAGGATTTCGAATTGAGGCTTCGAACAACAGGAACTAACGACCTGTTGACAGGTGCTAGCCACCGGACGTATAACCAAGCGATCCAAAATGGCACCATCCAAGGGTTGTCTTTAGAACAACCGCAGTCATACTCTGCACAATCATCCTTTTCTTTATTTGACATTACCACTCTCAATTCTTCCTTTCATCGCCAAAACCACCAACCACTTGTTTTTGCAGAATTGCCCACTCCACCCACACCAGCAGTTCTAGTACCCACTTCCTCCACTCGCCCCAATTTTAGAAAGAAGTATCGGTATTTTTCCAGTTTAACCCAAACCTCCACCCCTATCACAGTATCAAGTGCTCGTCAGACTCTTATGCAGCAATTTCGCCATCAACTTGAGAGACATATGGGCCAGGATTTACAACCGACAACCACCTTTTCAGAACTGGCACATTTAAGTTTCGTAACAAAGTTCAATTGTTACACATTTATACGATGGAATTTCCCACCTGATTATTTAGGTTATGAAGACCCCATTTGGAAGTCAAAACCCTTTTCCACCAGGAACCCTGATAAATACACCCGAATTTTGCTTAGTAGGGCTGTCAAAACTTATAACTCTGTTCATGTCAAGAAACTAAGCATGCGTAAGATCGAAGCATCTAAGGCATCGCGCATGCAAGGCTTTTTAGATTTGAACATCAATTGGACCCCTTATGTAAAATTTATCAAAGATCATGGTCATGTGAAATACAAAACTCAGGTGAAAAAAGAAACCAGCGATACTGAGTCAGATGAGGACACACTACATCATCTTGTAACTGCGGCAGAGGGCACTTCACTTCATTTCCCAATCAGTTTAGTCCAACAGAACCCTTATGAGGAGGATTTAACTCAACAAGGAATTGAATCAAATCCTGGTCCTGTAACCCTTTGCGAATCTCTTTGCGCTTGTTTGTTTTTAGCCACCATGTGCGCATTGTCACTGCGATATTTATTAGATAATTATTATCATGATATTATTAAGGCATTTTTGAATTTTTACTTCTGTTTGTTTAGAGTTCTAGCATCATTTCTGTTTTGGCAGAAATATGCGTCGAGATCCGTTTTATATGTTTTATATTGCACATCAATATTTTCTGAACTCTATTATCTTGCTACATTTGTTAAATATACTATCCGTGGAACAATCTTTGAAATGACCAGGCAAGCCAACAGTTTTTTAAAATTCATGTTAGCTTTTTGGTTTGGCTTTGCCTGGGTGGTTTTAGCCGTTTCGTGTATGTTTTATGTTTCCTCCAATCTCCCGTTTTTGTATATTCGTTTATTGAAATCCGATTTCATTGAGGATTTGACCAAGGAAGGCATAGAACCCAACCCTGGTTGGCCAGATGATCTTCCCACAAGTAGTGGTATCACTGCTATAAATAAGTGGCTTAGCAAACATTTCTCTATTGCCTCTCATCTAAAGCAAGTGTCAACCAAAAAATCTCTTATGGAACTTGAGAAAGAAAATGAAGATATTCGGCAGGTTAAATTATTTAAGAAAAGCATTAGTCAGCCAATTCTCTACTCACAGTCCAAGAATGCGAAAAACAAGGTGTGGTCTATGAAATCCACTGTAGGAAAGCCAGTCGATTTGCCAGAAAAACAGATTATTGATAAAGTTTCTGCATCCGACCCTGTCATAGCCAAAGAAATTAAAACATCATTCCTACATAAAAATTCATGTATGACTAAAGTAGAAGAACAATTTGTCAGCATGAGCAAAGCGGGAGGACAAAATTTAGATGCTTTAACCAAACAGTTGGCTATATTTATCGTGAGTCGGACGAGAAGTCAGCATTACATTTTCCAATGTCCAATAAACCAACTGTGGGAGTTGAGTTTGGCACTGGCCGGGAAGAAACGCGACACTGACGCAGATCTGGTAGCACTTTACAAGTGGTGTTGTGGTCAAGTAAAACAATGGCTGTACCCTAGTTGCGTCCACCCACGTGATCAGGCTCACTGTGGTTGGCTTGTCCCCTTGTTGGTTTTATCTTTTCCTCTTGATTTTTATGACAATTCGGATTTTGTCGTTTATACTAAGAATTTTCCACAACCTATACAAAATATGTTGCCATGTGAGGATAATGAGCGTACTTATTTTACCAAATATTTCATTTTGGCGTTTCTCCTGTTAATATTCTTTTATGTCTCACCAACTAATCAAGTGATTACTGAGTTATTCTCACACCACAGTATAGTAAGGAAATTTCTTTTATTTGTGCGTAATCCTATATCCTTCACGTACAACCGTTTTCCATTTATGTTTGATCTAACCACGGAAGGGATCGAACCCAACCCCGGTTGGATCGAGATTGAGTCGATAAACTGCCAGCCAATCACATTTAAGATTAATCCTAAGGCCAAGGTCACCTTTAAGGGTGAATACCCAGCTGACCCACTCAAAACTTCCAAGAATACAATTCATTATGGCATAGGCTATTCTGGCTATGAACCAACCGTTTATGCAAACAACGTCCATAATGAGTTGATTGCTTTACAAGCCCGAGTTCTCGCGTCCACGCCTAACCCCTTAGAGGTATCGCATTATGTTTCATTTATGAAGAAGAATCACTATAAACTTATGCCAAATTTTAAAATCCTGTTAGACGATAATTCATTTGAAGAATACATTAATACCACCAATGCAAGTGTGGCAGTCAAGAAGATACTTAGAGAGACTCACGAGAGGTTGCTGGCTGAAGGCATATCCTATGATTCAATCTTGACCCAACAACAGTTACACAAGTGGACAACGCGTAAATCATTTATAAAAGTTGAAAAGATGAATTATCGGTCTCCAGATGGTATCAAGATTAAAGCACCACGTATGATTCAAGGTGCTAGTCCCGAGTTCATTGTCCTGGTGGGACCATTCATTATGAAATTGCAGGCTCGTATTAAGCGGCATTTTCATCCCAACAAACATAATTGGGTTTTTTCTTCGTCACTTACCAACAAACAAGTTGCAGATGTTATAAACAAGCCTCACTGTTTGCATGTTGAAGATGATGTGTCACAATGGGATGTTTCAGTTTCACAGCCTTTATGCGAATTGGAATTGTTCTGGGCTAAAAAATGGGGTGCTCCACGCGCTGTTCTCGATCTAATGAGAGCCAACATATTTACTCATGGATACACATTTCACGGTTTCAAATATTCAGTTCCAGGAACTCGAAAGTCAGGTGACCCTTACACAACACTGTTCAACACACTACAAAACATGTTCACCCATGTTTACATTTACGTAAAACACACTGGTTGTACTATTTCAGATGCCAAAAATTCTTTGTTTATGGTTGCCGCTGGAGACGACAATGCCATCAGCCATCAATACCAAGGCCAAATCGATTTCAAAACTTATATGTTCGGGCTGGGATTTGAGAGCAAGGCTATTTACAAAGACCTGATTGACATAGAATTTTGTAGCAACCGATTATATCACACCTCAGATGGATTAGTGTTTGGACCCAAAGTTGGCAAAGTTATGGGCAACTTGGCCTATTACGTTTCACCCCCCTTGAACATACCACCTCAGTCAATTGTTCGAGGTACAGCTTTAGGATTGATGAATTCCTGTAGTTTTATACCACCTTTGAGATCTTTACTCAATCGATTGCTGTACCTTACCGAGGGTTTTCCAGAATATCAACCACGACCAGAACCATGGAAAATGAAATATACCAAACATGATCCCGTCGATGAAACGTACTCCGATCTTATTCGGCATTATGACTTAGATCAATGGCATTTACGACAGATCCAAATCGATTTGGATTTCGCAGAATTAGGTGAGTCCTTAGATTTTTTGTCATCTTTGTATCCCATCGACACAGATACAGGAGGACCCAAACAATTCAACTATTTTAACAATACCACCCCACAAATTAGAAAACCGTTAGATCTTACCAGGTTTGGTATTGAACCCAATCCTGGTGATCACCAAATCACAAACACATGCAGGACCCGCTCCCTCAGCTCCGGAATGCTGCAGGAAAGTTACCAATTAAAGAGCCTTTGGCCACTAACTTTTATATTTGGTCAGCAAACCTTATCAACCTGCAACACCTTTATCACCATGAACAACCACTCCCCTATTGAAATATTAAAGATTCGCGAACTCTTACAACAATCGCAACAACAAACTGATTTTATTAAATCCTTTTTAGAATTCGAACAACCCATCATCACCATGGAAACTATAGATGCTGAGATTAAAAGACTCAAGAAACTTAAAGTCACATTGAATGAAGCACAGAAACCAGCACCAACCAAAGACCTCACACAGTTTGGAATTGAACCTAATCCAGGTCCAGCCAGGTTCATTTATGATCCTTTCACCAAGTATGCTGGACCCGGATATACAGGCGGCAAGTTTGTGAAGAAGACACGTAAGAAACATTTTGATGTGTTACCCACTAATCCCTTCGACATTCTTTATCGACAACATGATCTTGATTACCACAATGGCGTGTCAGAAGCAGAAGCTGATCGAAAATTCTCAGATTCGGTAGCTGCTACTCTTTTAACCGCTAATCCTTTACACCCTTCCGCGACCTTGGGTTTGCTGGCTGCTGCTGGTTTTCGTGTTAAGTCAGAGTTAGGTTTGAATTACTATCCACCCCAGAAGAAATTGGTGGGAATTGAGACCAACCCAGGACCAGCTACAGCGCAACGGAGAGGAGTGCTGGCCAATTTACAGAGAAACATTGCTGCTAGAAAGAAGAAGAAATTACATGGGTTTATTGATAATATCATTGGTGATCCGTATACTGACAACGTGAACAGAATCCGGGACTCACTTAAACCATCCCAACCTCAACCATCAATACAACCAGTCAATCCTCGAGCAGCCAATGTTCCAGGCCATTGGGGTCCTTACTATGGTCCTAATGGAGAACAATATGAAACCAAAGCTCAATTAGATGCCGTCCTCGCTGAACGAGCAGCTCGTAGGAGTCGTGCTGAGGAGATCGTAGAACAACACAAACGCGATTTTGCCGAACAACTTCGGGTTCAACGAGAGCATCAACGGAAGGCTGAACAAGAAAGAGTGACTAGAGCTAATTGGGACCGCGATCATCCTAATCGACCCTTGCAAACCATTCCGGAGATCACTGCTGGTCAAAATAACACACCCATTTCAGAATCTCCACCTTCTAATAATGTCGACCGCATCTCACCAGCTAAGGATTTAACAACACAGGGGGTTGAGCCCAACCCAGGTCCCGTCGCAGGATACCCGAGATCTATATCAAGGAAAGAAATAGCCAAATTACCATTTAAGAAAAAAGATCGGAGACCAAAACATCCCGCACCAAAGCCAGTTACTTATAAAATAAAACCTCCAAAACCCCAGAAGACCGTTCCTGTGCGTGAGATACCAACCTTTAGAACAAATAAGCACACAGCAACTTGGAGTGAAAACGCCTCACGTTTGAATATTTCTGGAACACATTTTCTTACCAGTGTTTCTACAGGAACTGCTTCAGGAGGTGCACTTGTCAATCCTATTGTATACTCCACACCTGTTCAGCCATATCTCTTTGGAGATGTAGTGCTTGAAGCCTGCGATTCCTTTGTCAAATATCGTTTTAAACGATTGACTATTCATTACGTTGCCACTAAGTCAACAGCAACTGACGGAGCTATAGGAATGTATTACAATTCAGACCCAACACAAAATATTAGTTTCGGTTCGAGCGAGTCTCTGCAGGCTTTCTTTGATGCCAAAGGTGTGATGACACCTGTTTACGAGAAAAAGTCTTTCACTTGTAAAATTACTGGTGCAAATAAGTATGTTCGAATGCAAACTAGTTTAGCAGACTTTATTACAGGCAACTTTATAGTAGTGGGTTTGCCCAATACACCGGCTTCAACAACCTTTGGGTTGTTGTATGCTGATTATGAACTAGAGTTCTTCCAAAAACGAGATTGTACCAGATCGCTTATTACGGCCGTCAAGTGGTCTTCAAACTTGTTAACAACCACGACTTTGCCATTGTCTTCAGGAACTCGTAGTGGTAAGTTGTTCTTGACCGATTTTCTTGGAGACAACAATTCAACAGATATCAATGGAAATCCTCTATATATTTCAAGTTATTGGGGATCCCAGAATCCAACAGCTACTGCCACAGTTGGAATTAATCTCGAAGAACTTACAACAATTAAAGCCACAGCTAACTCAATAAGTAACATTATGTATTTTATGCCAAGGTCTGGGTGGAACAATTCTTATCATGTGAAGTGGGTTATGATTTTATCCGCTACACCCACCGATTCGTTGACAGTAACTGGTGCGACGTTCAGTGTTCCCAATACTGGATCTTTCAACATTAATCCCAATTTTAGTTATCAAATTAGTCCGATTTATGCCAATGCAACAGTCGGTGCGTATAGTAATTGTTCCTTTTCAGGACAAACTGACACTGGCACAGCCATCGCTTTGACACCAGGAACAACACCAACAAAATTCTTGTGTCAATTCGATGCCTATATAACAACACCAGCTGGTATACAAGCCACTGGATCAATTCCAGGCATCAGTCCTTGTTTCCAATATTTGAATACTACAACAACTCCAATACTCGAACATTGTTATATCGAAATTTGGACTGATCCTGGTAATGCCTCAGGAACCGTAACTCCATGGACAGCCGTAGCGTCATCCATGCCAACTTCTCACTTACCATATTATTGGCTTAATGGTGAAAAAGTTTACGAGCATTCCGAGAGCATAGTCAATACTACTTCAGAAACACTTCACATTGACCCTGAGTCATATAGTGAAGATGACTTTGATCTTCCTACACCACCGAAGAAAACATACAAAAAATGAATTTTAAGTTTCAGAAGAGCAAATTACTCAGAACTTGATTGGAGTTGAACCAATTTAGATTCTTTGTACGATGCATAACTCCTCA